GCCTGGTCCAGTTCGATCGCCCTGTCCATGCTCGACATACGATCATGGAAGAGCTTGTAGCTGTCGGGGACCAGGACCATCTTGAGAGTCCCGATCATGGTCTCGATGCCCTGCTGGGAGGTCATCTCGTCGCCCAGCTTCTCGACTTCGAGAGTGAAGTCGATCAGCGTCTGGGCAGGGAGCCTGGGATGGCACCTGAAGACGTCGTCATCGATCTTGAATTCGATGACCCTGGGTTGCCTGGTGAAGTCACGCATAGCGATCACCGTAGTACGAGAGTGCGCAAGATCTTTCCGGAGCTATCGGAGACCCTGCATGTCCATGCAGTAACCCAACGTGTGATTCGACCGGTCTACTGATACGTAGAGTAGGAAAAGCCACCAGTGCTCGCCTGGTGAGATCGTCCGGGTGCCCCGGTGGGAGTGCATCACCTTCGGCTGCGGGGGATTTCCGCAGGTCAGAGCTTTATCAGTACCAGCGAGTAAGTTCGCACCCGGCAGTGGCTGCATAACGCCTCAGAAGATGCGCGAGGCCTCCAGCGCGTGCCAGAGAAAATTGTTCCCCTCGAACCCCGGGTGATTGACCTTCCGGCGGAACATCAGCTCTCCGCCCATCTCGAACTTCAGGAACTTCCCGCGCTTCGCATAGATCACGTGAGGAGGCGTCCCGTGAAGGACGAACGAGGCTGCCGGGTGATCACATACCACGATGCCGATGGCGCTCGGGCCACGGGATGTATTGATCGCCCGGATGTGCCCCTTCATGTGGCCGGGCGCGAGAAGACGCGCGCGCATGGCGACCTTCTCGGTCGCTGCGATGATCATCGGTGTTGCCGATCGCTCCGCAAGCAGACGTGCGGCCCTCGGGTCGATCGTCATGAAATCCTTGGCCATCAGCCTGCCGCCAGTCCTGCGTAGAGATGGAGTTCCGAGCCCGCGCATCCGCCCTCGGGCCCGAGCATGGGCTGATCACGGACGAAGTAGTCGAACCTGTTCGTGACGTCTTCCTTCAGGGAACAGAGTGCAGCGGCCACGGACCTGCGGACCTGGTTGGCATCGGTCAGGGTCTGGAGAGCGGCCTTCGAGAGGGCGTCGGTGCTCGGGGCGTCCTGTCCGTTCAGGGCCTGGGGGGCACACCGGATGATCTGAACGGAGATCTCCCCGATCTCGTACGGAGGGGAGCACGGACCTCCGTCGCCGTACGGCTCGATGGTGGTCGCCTCGGTCGGGAAGCTCTCCGACGGGGATGTCCGGGTGAAGGACACCGCAAGCTGTCCATCACAGCAGTCGTCCCAGGCGATCTGTCCGGTGGTGATCAGATAGCGGTTCGCCGGAGTCACAAGACCGTTCCTGGCTGCACCCAGGATGACGTTGCAGACCGTGTACCACTTGTCGTCACCGCTGATCACGTACCTGCCCTCCGCTGCATGATCTTGTCAGGGCTGTAGACCCTCGACCGCTGCTGGAGCCGGTGGGGATTCGCGGTCGCCAGGAACATGTCGACCATGTAAAGCCCTGTCCGGCCGTCCCTGAAGAGATCACCGAAGTCAGGGATGGAGACCGTGACCCCCTGGCGGGTGAGCTGCGTGACTCCCGGGGGAAGACGGCATTCCTCGCCGCGCATGGCCTTGAGGAGTTCGCAGCTGAGTTCTCCCATCGCGAGCTGACCGAGGGAGGGCACCGGCTGTCCGAAGGCAGCGGTCACGGACCAGGTGCCGACCTGGGTATCAGCAAGATTCAGGTTGTTGCACGAAGGCCAGGCCTGACCGTCGGTCCTCACGAGAAGACGGTTGTTGTCGACCCGGTAGGACCCTGTTGGGGCCACGTTTCCGTCAAGCTTCACCTGGACGATCGAGGACACCGGCGAGGGAAGAACAACCTCCGAGACCGCAGAGCACGAGCACGTGCCACGGCAGCCGCCACAACCCAGGACGAACCAGGGGTAGTTGCTGTCCGCGTAGTCCCAGTAGGACGTCCAGGGCATGGAGTAGGAGTTCCACCACGACTGGTCATAGCACTCCTTCCGGCAGGGCCTCAGGGTCACGGAACACGTCCCGAACTGGCGCCCTGACAGGGACCAGAGGACGTACGTTGCTGCACTCGCGGCGATCCCCGTCGCAGTCGGGGACTCCGTTGAGACGTCACAGATCCAGCGGACATCCCACGGGGCGCAGGGCCCGAAGTCGGTCATGGCGGCGCCTCAGTTCGTCAGGTTGATGTTGATCTGGACGCCAATGTACGGCGGGGCTCCGGTGAGAGCTGCACCGGTGGGGAAGCTCGTGGGCATGGCCGTGGTCGCGACGCCGGTCGCCTTCCACGAGTTGACCATGGCTGCGGCAGAGGTGTACGGGTTCCCGGATGCGTCGAGGTTGGGGAGACCAACGCCCCCGCCGTCCCCGTTCAGGGTGACCCATGTCTGTGTTGCACCGGCGGTCACCGTCAGGAGACAGACCCAGTAGAGCCCCGGGTCCATGACCGTCTGAAAAGACCCGCCACCAGAGGTCGGCGACATGATCAGGGTGTTCGCAACGGTGCCAGTGGACAGAGCACCGCCGGACGTCGGTTCAGTGATGATCTCACCCGGATATCCGGACCACGCCACATCGTCGTAGATCCCCCACCGGATCGTGGATGCACTGCCGCCAGTCGCACCAGTCTTGATCGCCAGCCGGTTCCAGAATTCCGTGGCCTCACTCACGATGATCGGAATCGCCCAGAGCGTTCCCGCCGGAGAAGTCACGGTGACAGTCTGCTCTGTGCCGGTCGTGGTGTAGCTGGTCGTGTGCCAGCTACCGGATCTGCGGGGCTTGCGCATGCCGCCCGCGCGGGGCGAGGGGACGTTGAAGTTTCTCGTCTGGTACGGGCTCGTCGGCCTCAGCCTCTTCCGCGCATCCTGGATCGCATCCACGATCGCGGCGGCCCCGAACTCGTTCGGGTGCAACCCGTCGGAGAACAGGAGCGTGGCGTCCTTGTTCAGGATCGAGTCGATGTCGGCGATCTGGACCATGGAGTCGAACTCTGCTTGAAGCGAGATCAACCGGGTGTTCAGGTCCACCACGTCCTGATCGCGGCTGGCCTCAGTCCCGGTCCACGAGGCGTAGTTGCTGGTGTATCCGGATGCGGTGAGCCTCGCGACGTTGCACACGATGATCGGGGACGGATTCTTGGACTCCAGCATCCAATAGTCGAGCATCACGGCGCCACCGGCGTCGAGCGTGTTCACCGTCCCGATGATCGTCTGTCCGGCGTTCGCCGACGTGAGGTTCGTGATCCTCTTGATCACAGGACAGTGGCTCGCGGCGCCCGACGGCAGGATGTTGCTCGTACTGGTCGTGCCGGTGACTCCGGCCGTACCGGACCAGGTGACGATGCCGCCGGACACACCGCCCGCGCCGACCAGACAGATACTGACGGTCTCGCCCTGGTAGTCGCTCGGGAGGGTCAGGGTGAAGTTGGCGTTCGTGGTCGCGGTGCACCAGTGCGCCGTGTCGTTGCTGGTGTACCCCACGGCCGCAACGGCGCCGAATCCGGCCCCGTAGCTGGTCCGGGTGCCCACCAGGTAATCGTTCTCGTAGATCACGGCCGCACGCCAACGACTGATCATGGTGCGCATGGCGTGCTGATATGCGTCCTTGTACTGCGTGGTGAACCCGGCGAGACCGAGATCGTTGATCCCCCAGCAGAACAGCGCCGCGCCGCCGTCGGCCACGTAGGGGCCACCGCGCTGCGGCTTCTTCGAGCCGTTGAAGAACCGCCGGAAGCCACCGGTGCTCGCACCCTCGATGCAGGCACGGGATCCGTTGACCGCCCAGTTGCGCTTGTTGGTCGTCTCGGTGTCCATGGAGGCGAAGAACAGCGCGTCCGCGCGGCCGGTCTGCCAATACGTGCCGAAGGCATATTGCATATAGCTGTGACCGAACACGTTCCAGAAGTCCGGGATCTGAAGAGGCGGAGTCGGAGAGACGGGCATGATCAGGTCTCCGTTCCGAGGGTGAAGTTGACCGTCCCGGTCCCGGCGGTTGCACCGACGATGCTGATCGCGAGCTGAGCGACCCCGTACGGGGCCTCCCAGCGATCACCGGAATCGAGATACCAGTGAGCGTTGCTGCCAGAAGTGAGAGGCGCCGTGTTGTCGAACCGCAGGTAGACCCGGACCGTGCTCGCGTTGTAGACCAGCAGGGCCATCCGGGATTCATCGGCCGCGATCTGTGACTGGCTGGCCGTGGTGCTGACCGTCCAGGATGTTGCTCCAGCGGAACTGACCGCGTCCGCAGTTGCCTGACGGATGATCTGCTGATGATCACCGCTGCCGATGGCGAAGGTGTCGATGTTGGCTCCCGAGCCGGGAGTCACGCTCACAGCACTATTGGCCATTTGATCTTCACTCCCTCAGATGCTCGGCATGACTCCGACGCCAACCGAGACGTCGAATTCGATCAATACGGACTCGTACCTGTTGGTCAGATTCCCCACAATGAACGCGGCCCTGTAGTGTCCGGCGGTCGCGAACTCGTTCCCGGTGAAGGTGTACCGGGCCTTCCCGTCGGTGCCGGTGGGGATCGTCGCGTTCGCGGTCACAGCCGTGCCGTCCTTCTCCTGATAACTGAACTTCGCTGTCCAGCCGGTGAGGTTGATCACTGCGCCGTTGGCATCGAGGAACTGATACTCCAGTGGTGACGGCTTCTCCCCGATCACGTACGCCTCGGAGATCTTGATGCTACTCATGTGGCTCCCTCCCACTGATCGAGGTGTCGGGCTCAGTTCCTGATGTTGAAGATAGCGGCTGCCGCCCGGAGATCATTCCGGACTCACGGGCGCTCAGACTTGTCGTGGACTCACGGCCGTAGAGACTCCCGTCGGGCTCACGTCCGGAGACCACCACAGGGGTACCGGACTGCGGGAGGATCACTGTCGCATCCAGCGCTGTCCCTGTCCCTGCTGCGAGATCAGCCATGGCGGTGATCGAGACGACAGATCCGAATGCCGTACCGGTGGCACTTGCCACGTCGGCATTCGCCACCGTGTTGGCCGCGCCGGAGGCAACGGCATCGAACGCGGTCCCGGTTCCAGTCGCAAGATCGGCTGTGAGAATGAGCGAGGCGGACACCCCGAACGCGGTACCGGTCCCGGACGCCACATCGGCGTTCGCGACGGTGCTTGCCGAGGTGCTCACGGTCGCGTCGGATGCTGTACCGGTGCCAGCCGCGAGACCGGTCGAGATGACCACCAGGGCCACGGCCGGATCAGAGGCGGTGCCGGTGCCGGATGCAGTCGCGGGGAACACCACGACGTCTGTTCCGGCGTCGAACGCCGTTCCGGTACCCGAGGCGACACCCGTTCCTTGTGTCACCACGGACGCAGACGCGTCCTGAGCGGCACCGATACCCGTAGCCGTAGCTGGGACACTACCGACGTCCTGAGACACCGCCAGAACGGCGCCTGTGGCACTTGCCACATCAGGGATCACGCCGACATCGGAGAGTGCATCGAACGCCGTGCCGACGCCGGACGCGACATCTGCTGTGGCGATGGTCGATCCTGAGGTGATCGCGGTCGCGTCGAACGCGGTACCTGTTCCTGCTGCCTGGTCGGCAAGTGCCACGAGATCAGACAGAGCATCCGATGCAGCCCCGGTTCCGGCTGCGACCGAGGGGAGAATCTCCAGTGCGGTCGACGCGTCCAGTGCAGCACCCGTGCCTGAGGCTGTGCCGGGCGCGGCCCCGACATCCTGTGCGGGTGCCAGTGCGACACCGGTGCCCGCAGCGACGTCCGGCAGGATGACCAGTCCGGCCGAATCGTCAGAGGCGGTACCCGTACCGGCCGCGAGACCCGGAAGGGATCCGACATCCGTGACTGGCTGACTGGCCGTTCCTGTCCCGGCTGCGACATCGGAGAGTGCAACGAGCCCGGACAAGGCATCGGATGCCGTGCCGGTCCCGGCTGCCGTAGCGGGCAGGGCCCCGATGTCGATCACAGGGCCGAATGCCGTGCCAGTCCCGGCTGCCACATCCGCGTTCGCCGTGACTCCGCTGGTGGTCGTCGAGACCGAGGCATCGGAGGCGATCCCCGTGCCCGCCGCGACATCAGCCAGTGCGGTGACACCGGTGCCTCCGACACCTCCGCCGTACAGGGAGAGCAACAGGAAGGGGCGGTCGGATGTCCCGAAGGCATTCCCGTATCCCTGGGCCACGTCTGCGGTCGCGACCACATCGCCGGAGGTGGTGGACAGCGGGGAACGCCGGTTGAGCACCTTCCGGGGACGTCCGCCGGGATGCTGGTTCGTCGGCTGGTAGTACGGGATCATGACAGCGCCCGGGAACGCCGTGGCGTTCACCGCGAGGCTGTCGAACCGTGCCGCAGGGCTGTTGGCCACAGCCTGGAGCCAGCCGAAGCGCACCGTGTTGCATGCCAGGGAGGCGAAGTTGGACGTGGCCGCCGACGTCTGGGACTCGTCCGGGGTCAGGCCGTCCGGTGAGAGAAAGAGCTTCACCGTGACCTGACCGGTGGAGGACCCCGGGAAGGTGTACGACCATTCGACCCTGACCCACTGATTCAGGGGGATGGCCGTGGCGAAGGTGAAGACCGTTCCGCCGACCGAGTCACCGACCTGGAGGAGACGCGTGGTCAACAGCCGGAGGTTGCTGAGCACGGTGGCCGTGTTGAGGAACTGGGTAATCACTTCGTTGGACGCGGGAGCGCCGGAGAGGTAGATCAGCGACCGGCCGAACAGAGCCGTCTGGGAACCGAGGGCGGTGGACCACTGGGCGTAGGTCTGCGCGGCCGTCCCGGCGGTGGACACCGACATGCTGAACGATCCGTGAGCACCGAACGCGGAGAATGCACAGGTGCAGCTCGTACCGATCGCGATGCTGTCGAATGCGTTTCCGGAGGCCCCGCCGGAGTTGCCGGTCGTGATCGTAGTTCCGGATGTGCCGCCCTCGAAGCTGTTGGCCAGGGGGAGAACCATGGTCCCCTCCAGGCCTCAGTTCATGGATTCAAGCTTGAAGGTGTGGACCAGAATCGAGTTGTTCGCGTTGTTGATCGAGAAGGTACCGAACAGATCGATCACGTTGGCCGTGCCCGCGTCAAGGTTGCCTCCGACGACCGGAGCAGACGTCGGGAGATTGTAGGAGGTTGCAAAGTTGTTCGCAGCGCTCCCGAGCAGAGACTCAGACGTGAGCTGTCCGATGCCGATGAAGTTGGCTGCACTGCCTACAGCACGAAGCACCATCTCTGCCTCGAACCACCACGTGACGTTGGTCTTGGCAGTGGTGTTCAGACTGATGGCACCGGACGTGAAAAGGTTCGTGGCTCCGACACCGACATCAAGAGTCAGGGTTCCCGGAGTGGTGACGATGTTGGACATACGGCCCTTGGCTGTGACCCTGAGAGTCTTTCCTACGTAGTTGAAATAGTTAGCCGGAGCGACCCACTTGGCCATGCTGGGCAGAAGTGACGTACGGGATGTTGAGGTGTTGAGCGCGGTGCCGTCACCGGTCGCCCATACCAACGTCTCCTGCCACGTCTGCGCCGACATAGATCACCTCACACAATCACTACGTCAACGGAAGGATCATTCAGATCAGCTCGGACAGCAGCCTCGATCTTGGCACGCACATCATTCTGACCATCAGATCGTTCGAGTGTGGCAGTGGACACACCCCGCAGACCACCGGCGATCAGCGTGTCACTCGGATTGACCGTGACATAGTCGACCTTGATCCAAGTCTGCGTCTCAGTGACCTCGAACCTGGTGATCAGAACGAAAGCCTTGTTGTTCGAGCTTGGCATGATCTATTCCTCAGATCGTGATGTTCATGATCCCAGCGGCATTCCAGTTGACCGAGAATGTCCCACTTGTCACGGATTGGGCGCCGCCGAAGTAGTTGAAGCAAATGCCCTGGTCAGCGATGGTGCCACCGGCCGCGATCGTGTCGTCGTAGACGAGGCACCCGTAGACGTTGGCCAGGGTCACCGTCGCGACACCGGTGAGGTTCGAAGCCTTGAATGCGGCGATGTTCGCCGTGCCCACGTCCAGGCTCTTGCCTGTCAAGGCACGTCCACCGGCCACCCACTCGGAACCGGTGGAGACCTCATTGGCCACGACCCACTGAGAGGCAGCCGCGTTGTATCCCGTGGTGGCCTGTGTCGAGTTCCGGTCCGGGGTCCCGGTGTTCCCGTAGAGCGCTGCCTTGACCGCGTCGTTGGTGACGATCTCACCGGTGCCCGTGGTCGGCGTACTCTGCTTGAACATGATCGACTGAACCCACGTCCGGAAGATGTGGGAACCCTCGGTGGCGGTCCAGGTCATGATCCACTCGCCTCCATCTTCAACTGGGCGGTAGGCGCGAGCACCACGCAGTCATTCGAGCCGTCGGGCCGATCGGTGTAGATCGCTGCGATCGGGCGCCCGAACCCGTCCCGCTGGACCAGGGCATCTCCTACGTAGTCCTCCGGCGCGACCGCACGCACCCGGGACCCCGATCCAGCCGGAACCATGGGGGCGGTGATCCCCGCCAGACCGAGGCATCTGTGGTATCGATTCGTGATGTTCCCGGGCGTGACGTCTTCAAGGAGACAATTCGGGCACGTCCACCGTTTCGGGGGAGGCTGCAAGATCATTGTCATGACGCGCCTCCAAGTACTTGATAGCTGCCCTGAGAAGATCCGGATCGTCCTGGAACATGCCCAGCCCGGTGTTGCATGGACCGCAGAGTATCCCGCGCACTTGACCGCTGTTGTGACAGTGATCCAAATGAGGACTCTTTGACCCCCAGTTGTCCGTCCCGCAGACAGCACAGACCCCGCCTTGATCGACGAGAATCCTGGCAAACTCGCTGTCCGTGATTCCGTACTCCCGGCGTCTGCTCGCTACCGTCTGCATTCTTATGTGCCTGGCTCTCCGGCACGGAACACATCGATCGGAGATCCCTCCGAGCGCGTGCAGGTGTTCGAACTCGGATCCACAGTCGACACAGATTCTTTGGGTCTCCCGAGGCGGACGGCGTTTGTACTCGTTCACACGCTCTCTGTGATCCTTCTGCCACTGAGATGTTCGTGCGTACCTGCGTTCCTTCGAGCACTCGGGACACCATCGAGGTGCACGCCCATGTTTCCCGGGACGTATGAAGACCTCTCCGCACGTCTCGCATCGGAGCGTATTCTGATTCACGTCGACTCCAACTCAGTCGTCCACGCCCCGGGGGTGTTTCTGCACCCGCCGGGGTTGTCGTGTTCAGAATACGCCCGCTCATCAGAGGTTCGCCGTCGGGTCGGTCGCCGCCGTCGGCGGAGGCGTGGTCGTGATGTTGAAGAGCCAGTGTTCGAGACCCACCGGAGCGAAACCGGCAGGAAGCCAGGACGCACTTCCGTTCTTGGCGAGCCACCCTGTGGTCGCAGACGTGGAGATGACCCGAGTCTCGGACATGATCTGGAGCGTGGACCTGGCAAGTTCGATGTTGTATCCACCGAGCTTGGAGGACCCGCAGTTCGGCCACGCGTTGTAGATGTACTGCTGGAGGCCGGAGGCGGAGCATGCACCGGAGCCCGCGACTTCCTGCCAGACCTCCAGGCTGTACCGGTTCGTCGGGGATCCCTCGGAGACCGCGAAGCCGAAACCTGTCGTCGGAGCACCGACGGTCAGTTCTCGCGCACTCGCCATGAAGGCGGCACCCGAGATGTTGATCGCACAGAAGTCGGTCGTGAGGTTGATCCGCTTCAGGATCGGATCGTCCTTCTGGTTCACGCAGACGGTACCGGACGCGGTGCGCTCGAAGAACTCCGTACCGTCCTCGTACTGGAAGTCCTGGGCGACCTGGGTGAACGCGGAAGACACGACCTGCATGCCACTGGTCCCGGTGACAGGGTTGCCGCAGACATCGAGCTTGACGATTCGGTAGACGCGCCCCTTGATAGGAGCGACAAGATTGGATGAGGCCATGACTCACTCCCTTACGGGGATCCGCCGACGAGTACATATGCGTGGTAACCCTCTGCGGTAGCCACGTATAGCTCCTCCCCGGCAGGGAGGACAAATGAGGTTGATCCCCGATAAGGGGTCACGTAGCCGAGTACAGAGTCGATGAATCCCACTGCAACTCGTTGATCAGCTTCGCCGGACACTGAGCACCAACGATCGAAGTTGATCGCATCTGCCACCTTGACGACCCCGGAAGATCCGTCAGCAATGATCGTGAAAAAATCAGACACCGGAACTCCCTCCGCTCACGGGCACGCCTAGGGCGATTTGAGTGGCGATGAGACAGCACTCCCACCCGAGGACGTAGACCTGCTGCGCCACCATGTGGTGAGTGTTTTCGGTCCGGTCGAACAGCTCGTTCAGTGAACCGATGTCGACCGACGCCTGATAGCCGAAGACCGCTCCGGTGGCGTAGATCCACGTTGTACCTGCTGCCGGTGCTGCACCTGCCGGAGACGTGCCCGGGTATCCGGATCCGACCACGACCCGGTTCCCCGTATGGGTGTAGAGACCGCCATCCCGGTCCTCCACCAGGTCCCAGGCAACGAAGGTCGGGAGGGCGGCCGTCGGGATGTGGATGACTCCCGCGCCGTGGTAGCAGGACGCGAGAGCACCCTGGAGCTGCCCGAGACCGTCGGCCACGTCGACAGTCGGGCCCCCGGTGGCTGCTGTACTCGCAGCGGGCTGGAGAAGGATTGTGGAGTTCGCCGGATCGTTCAGCGCGGTGTTCGCCGCAAGGTGCGGGAACACGGTCGTCTGGGCGATCCCGCCAGAGCTGGTCTTGCCAGCCTGGCCGGTCCAGAAGGCCTTTTCCAGTTGGTAGGAACGGACCTTGTCCAGGGACTCATCCGCGATCGACTGTGCATCACTCAGGCCGACCGGAGAGCAGTCGAACTCCGCGTAGCACGCGAAGGACGTTGCCCCCCGGTTCTGCTGGGTGATGTTCGAGGCAAGAGCAGCCTGGCCGGTCGGGGACCCACCGGTGCCGGTGACAGCAATGCACTCCTCATAGAGGGTGTCTCCGTTCCCGCACCGGTCGACCCACGTGATCCCGTTCTGCCAGTGATTCGTGTCCGCCGTCGGCTTCTGTACCGCATCCCAGAGACCGTACGGGAGCGGGGTGAAGGACGGGCCGTCGACAACGAGCCTGGGTCCAGCCACGATTCACCGCCTTCCCTGTAGCTGTGGACTGCGGATCAGACGCGAGCCTGGACGCCGGTGCCGCCGACCGTACCTGCGACGTTGAACGTGGTGGTGTACTTGCGGGACTCGTGACCGACCTTGGCGATCATGTGGGTTTCTTCGGCCCACGCGGCGGTAAAATCATTTTCGGCATTCAGGACCGAGTCGCGGACAACTCCCAGGTCGAGGGACATGCCCTGACCGTGGAGGAACGTGCCAGCCGCGAACATCAGGAAGTTGACGGTCACCGGCCACACCGTGAGCGGAGTGGCACCACCGAAGCTGGAGCCACGGACCTGGTAGTCCGAGACCCACTGGATGCGGACGTTCTCGTCGGTGAACAGAGAGTCGATCTGCGCGTCGGAGACCGACAGAAGATCGAAGCTGTTCACGCCGGGCTTCCACGCAAGGTCGGCGCGGATGACCGTACGTACCCAGTAGGGCATGACGACTTCGAGCACCGCGTCGTCACGCATGGCGTAGCGGTTGCGGTAGTCGGCGGCACCGAGAGCCACCGCGTTCGGGATACGACTCGCTGCCGAGTCCGTCGCGAGACCACCAGGGGTGACACCGACCGTGGAGGCCGCGTCGACCAGGGAGATCAGGCGGGCGTTGATCGCGTGGGCGTAGGCAGCGCGCAGAAGCTTGAGGAAGTTCTGCGTCTGCTCGGGGTACGCGCTGTCCGTGAGGTTGCCCGCCGTGAGCGTGAGGCCGTAAGCCTCAAGTCGACCCGAGGTGAAGGTCGAGCAGGGGACGCGGAGCGTCGGCTTGTTGACCGAGCCGGTGACGGTCGCCTGGTCATCGGCCTCAGACCACAGCCACGGATCCGACGTGTTGGCGAAGGTGAACGCGAATCCACCGAAGCCTGAGGCAGGGTTCGAGCCGCCTGCCTGGAAGAACACATCGCCGATGGCGGGGCTGACCGGCCACTGGAGGCCACCGCGCGTGACGCCGACGGTCGGGAGGTCGAGCAGATACGCCGGAGCGTCCGCGATGTTGAAGAAGTCGTACATGATCGAGTTCGGCGCGCACCAGCCACCACCGGCGGTGAGTGCAGGCATCTGATCCGCGTGGATCGACTCCAGGATCTCCTGGAGCACGAACGGACTCGTACGGTCGTCGGCAGTGTGCTTGAACTCGTTCCGGATGGACGCGACCTTGTGCCGGGGAGCTTCCCCGCCCTGCTGGGTGGTCGGGATGTTCCCGGCCTTGTCCATCATTGCCTGGGCGAGAGCTTCGAGACTCGGGAGTTCCTGGCCGTTGCCGGACGCGGTGATCGCGAGCTTCCCCTTGGGAGCTTCGACCTTAGGGGCCACGGCGGCCGTCTGTCCGAGCGTCGCAGCCGCGCGTTCGATCGCCTGGGCGTTGCCCGTCCTGCGGTCGCCCATGATCCGTACGAAGGCGTCGGTGACGCCACGGCCCGCCGCAGCGGCGATTGCCTCTTCGTGCTCCAGCTCGGTACGGGCCACGGCTGCTGCTGCCTCGGGGGTGCCCTCGGCCGGACCGTTGATCGACTCGGCGATGTCCTTCATGGTCCGTTCGGCACTGAGCCTCTCGGCTTCTGCCTGCTGATTGGCACGGACCTCACGTGCGGACATTTCGGCCTTGATCTTGCTGAGACCGTCTCGCAGCGTGAACGCGTACGAGATGCTGTCCTGCGTGTAGTTGCCGGGTCCCAGGTCGTTGACCTCCTGGAATGAGGCCAGAACACGGTCGTGAAGCTCCTGGAGTTCGGCGTCACCGAGCGGAATCAGGTCACCCGGGACAGTGATGCGTTCGAGCGGCTCGGGCACTGTGACCTCCGAGGTGAGCCGGGGAACAAAGGATGATGTTGCTCGGGCGCACGGTACCACCAGATCTGACTGAAACCTAAGATCGTCTATGGATAGATCGAATCGATGTAATCACTGGTCAGGGCCCTGAGACAGCACGAAGCCCCGTCCGGCGAACGAGGAGGAACACCGAACGGGGCTCGTCTGCGGGGGCTAACTGCCCTGGGATCCGCCGACAGGCGGAGGCGGAGGCGGAGGCGGAGGAGGCTGCTGGTTACACCCACACATGATCATTCACTCCCCTCAAGCATCTGCATGGCGAGATCGTTCATGACGATCTTATATGCCTCTTCACGGGTGGTCGTCTCCGGACGGTTGTGCGCTGTCGAGAGACGTCCTGCGGCGATGAGCGCCTGAACCTGACCACCTGCGACACGTGCCTTCATGCGCGGGACGACGAACCCTCCGACGTTCACACCGAGAAGCCCGACGAGACGGAGCTTCCCGCCGATCGGACGCCAGTCCCCGGAGACCTCACCGGAAGCCCTGAGTTCATGCACGAGCATCGGATCCGCATTCGGCCTGATCGCTCCTGCGACCCAGATGCCGACACGGTCACAGCCGACGGCGACGTCCGCGACGGCATTCCCGGTGTTCTCGTAGTGCTCCTTCGCAGGGCCGCTGGTCGCGTAGAGATCCGCGTGATTCGCCGTGACGGTGATCTGGCCGACTGCGACGCGCTTGCCGTCATCAGTGATCACCTCACCGGTTGCGAAGTACGGGAAGTCGTCCTCGCGCGGGGGCTGGACGCAGGCGTTCGTGAACCCGATGTGACAGGCCCCCCAGCGCGCCGCGTGACCGTAGATCCGTCCGTCGTCGGTGACCTGGATGGTGGTCTCCATGGCGAGCTGGGGATTCTCGAACCACTCGGCCGGGGGCTTCCAGGCCGTACCGCCGTGCGCAACGAGAGCAGTGGCGAGCCGGTCCGTCGGGCGCTCCTTGACCTCGATCACGGGAGCATCCGCCGGGGCCGCGCTCGCGACCATGGCGCCGGTCTCGTCCTCGACTTCGAGATACGCTTCCACGAATGCCGGGATGTCGCACAGCGTGGCTCCCCTGATCCGGCCCCCGTGATAGACCATCTTGTCCGGCTGACCGAAGAGCATCTCCATGAGCTGGTCTTCCTCGGAGCCACCCCCACCCTCCGGCCAGACGAACTCGACATCCGCGTTGGCCACGGAATCCGCGTCGATCGAGACGCCACGGAGGAAGCCCTGCTGGACACGCCGGTGGGCCTCGACGCCATCCGGCTGCCCGAGATCGAAGACCCCCTTGCCCATGATCTTGTTGCCGTCCTTCCAGATCTGATCGATCCGGCCGACGGCCACAGCCTTCGTCGTCGGGGCCCCGCCGTGACTGTCTTCCTTGTTCCAGCGCAGGAGCACTTCACCGGGGGTGATGTCACCCTCCGGGAAAGTCAGCGCCTCGGGCGCGAACTCCCGGCCGTCACCGGTCGTCTCTCCCTCGACCACGAGCACACCGCGCCATGCGGCGGTCTTTCCGCTGCTCGACTTCGGCGCCGCACACTCACCAGTCCCGGGGTCGTACTCCATCCCAGGAGGGCACTGCTGATCGGCAGCGGTCACCGCAGACAGAGATTCGATCTCGTTACCGTCGGCATCGAGGATTCGACCATCCTCGGTCAGCGTGATTCCCTCCAGCCCTGGAGCTGCGGAAGTGATGTCCGCCTTCACGTCGGAGCCGCTGCTGGACATATCTGTCTTGTCCATGCACTTGCCGTCAGGACCAGGCATCTGTCCCTCAGGACAGTCCTGAGCAGCCATGGCCTTGTTGTCCTTCTTGCGCTTGTCGGGCTTGGTCCCGGGATTCGGGGGGCCTCCCAGGACTTCGGTCTCAGTGGCCATGCCTACCTCCTGAGTGGCACTGGCGGTTTCTCCCCTGTTCCAGACGGCGATCATCGTACCCCGGCAGCGTCCGCCACCTGCACAGTCGATGTATCCACCGCCCGGGTAGGCCTCGTGGGCAGCCGACAGGGAGCTGAATTCGGTGCCATCGATCGTCTTGCAGGCGGGACAGGTGTTCTTGTCGAGAGACTCCGACGCAAGGTACACCGCTTCGGGCGCAACACTCAGGACCGAAAGACGCCCGGCGTTCTGGGCAGCCGTCATGGCTGCCCCGATCTGTTCGCGCGGGCCCGCCGGAGATCTCAGCTTCAGATCTTGGTCGACCTCGTTGGCGACGTCCCGGCCGGAGCGCTTGGAGCCCACGAAGGACATCGCCTTCCGGGCCGCCGACTGGATCATCCCGAGTCCGAGATTCCGGGCAGTCGCACGGGCCACGGAGCCGATGATGTCCCGGGCGGACCCGGCCACCAGCTCGGAGGTCAGATCCCACGGAGGGATCTTGACTCCCTGGGCTTCGGCCTCGTGCTGCATCTCCTTACCGGCGAGTTCCGCGTAGCTGGTCATGCGCGTCTGGAGAAGCCTTGCGGTCTCCGCCCAGCTCACGTGCAGTGTGTCGAGAACCCCGAAGTCTCCCTTGTCGACGGCTGCGATGATCTGTGCCCGGAGTTCCGCGCGCTGGTCATCCTCAATCTTGATGTAGTCACGCATCATGTCCGCGACCGCAGACCTCCACTGGGTGTCGATCATCGCGAAGTCCGCGCGGCTCGCGATCTCCATGGACGTCAGCACCCGGCGCATCTCACCGGATGCCGTCATGGACCCGTTCAGCGGGATGTCTGTGTCCTCGTCCCCGAAGGACACCCGGATCCTGTCGAACGTCACCGGACCGAGTCTCTTCTCCAGATCCTTCGCGAAGGTCAGATCGTCCGTGTATGCAGCACAGATATGCGCGACCCAGGGAGTGTGCTGCTCGGGGATCACCGGAGATCCCTGACACATCCATATGCACTCCTGCGCGAGACCATGGGCCTCTTCGAGACATGGACCCTCGGGACCGTCCCCGACTGACCACACCCACGCCGGGGAGTCCCCGCCCGCATTCCAGTGCGCGATACCGAAAATCTTCGAAGTGACCGGCGGGAGGTATGCGGCGAGCATCTGGACCGCGCCAGTGATCTCCTGACGTGCCGCATCGTCGAACACGCTCGCGTCAGACCCGAGGAACATCAGTGTGCAGTGAAGCTCTGGAGCGGTCTCTCCGCCCTCGACCGCAAGTCGTGAAGCATCCTCGGTCGTCGGCATCAGAGCGATCATTCCGCCCTGGTGAGCAACCGTGCTTGCGTCAGAGCTTGACCCGGTTGCCATTTGCCCGCCCCTTCTGAGCAAGAATCGTGGTCTCAGTCCTGATC